ATCCAAAATGAATTGGTCTACATCAAACACATCAATATTTTTTGAAAATTGATTGATATCCAAGTTGTGTTCGGTCAAAATTTCATCTAATTCTTTCTTAGTTTGGAGTCCCAAAACTAAATTTTGTACAGTTATCAAGTCGACATTCCATTGATCCGCCAATATTTTTAGTTCGGATGGATGTGCCCACGTATTTTTCAAAGCGGACAATTTTTTATCATTGATGCTATTTTTTTTAGCTTGGATGGCCAGTTCGCTGGTTTGTTTTTTGATGATATCCTCCAAGATACATATTTTGGAGGTCATTTCCTCTTTCTTATGAAGTAATGTCGTGTGGCGTTGTTCCAAACGTGATTTTTTGGCATAAATTGACGCGATTTCATTCATAACACCAGGTAATTTGCTACAGTAAGATTTAATTCGCTCGCTCACATTATATGGATGACGACGTTTTTTATGTTCATGCAAAATTGTACTTTCTTCGCAAAGAATTTGGCTATCATAACAAAACCAGGTCCAATGATATTTATCCGAAATGCTTCCGGTTTTTTTGTAAACTTTTTCCAAATCATGTGCTATGGCATATTTTGGGGCAATCAAATAATCTTCTTGGCTGCCATCATGACAATCAGCGAAACCTGTACCATAATACGTTTTTCCTCCTATTAAAATGTAGGACAAACTAATATTCAGAAGTTGGCGAATAATAATATCACCATATCCATAATAATTGTGAGTCATATGTTTAGCGTCTATTATTTGACATTGTTCCTCCAATTTTTTCATCATTTTTGTCCAAATAGGTTCAACCAATTTAAACTTATATTGGAATTCAGTTAATTTTCGTTTGTACATAACATTTTCATTTTCATCGATTTCAGAAAAAGCCATTTCTCTTATCCCAGTCCTGATGAGATTCACGGCATATGCGAGAGAATTTTTATCGTACGTTTTGGAGGATAACATTTTTTTTGGAGTGATTACTGTGATTGAATCAAGAGAATATTTTTTTGATACGTATTCTGGTACGCTTGACACACTCAATGTATCATCCGTGGTTTCGACAAATTTTTTACCGAGCTCGATTTTGGCTTCGATTTTAGTTTCGGGAGTAAATCCCTTATGAATAGTTTTACCAAATTCTCTCGTGGATTCTCTCGTAAATCCACGGGCATGCCCTTTAGTTGATCCTGCCGAAAGTCTTGTTGGTCTTGAGCTTTCACGTGATGGTATACGAGTACCAGCAGTTGATTTTGACTGACTGGGAACCGGATATGTTTTCTTAAAAAATGAGGAAAATGATACCTTTCCACAACTTGTTAATTCAAGATCTGACATTGTAAATATGGACAATAGTAATTACTCCTATTGAATAAGATTATATGAATACTAAAATTATTACAATACCAAACAGTAAATTTTTCAATTTTTTATGAATAAATTGTGCATTCGAACATCTGAATATTTTTTGAAATTTTTAATGAATTGACCAATTATTAACATTGGTCAATTCATTAAAAATTAGACAGTAATTATGATTGATTTCCTTATTGACATCTTTCTCGATACCTGAACTCGAATCTAAATCCGAACAAGTTCAATCGAGCATTTCGTCTATTTCTTCATTCTTCCCAGAATTAATTTCATTTAAGAATTCCACTCTATTCTTGTTGTATTCCACCAAACTCTTAACAGTTTTGATGATGTCACATCCTTGATGTCGTAGAATTTTATGGAGACACCGATAAGTGATTTCTATATCCTCAGGAATTTCTCCGTAAATTGATTCATTAATGTTAAAAAATTGTTCTAGATCAACATCACCCAATAATTTATTGAATTTCTCGGATTCTTGTACGTTATATTCTCTTAAACGTTTTCCGATGCATCTCAAATAATTTTCAATTTCCTTTTTACCAATCTTAGTGAAATGATATCTTTGGAATCTATCTCTCAAGGCCAAATATTTAGTATCAACATCAGAAAAGATTTTTTCAAATTCATTTGTATTGAAAATGAGCACATAATTGCGATAATCTGATAAAACTTGTCCCTCAGCTAAATTATATAAATGGTCCAAGAATTTACCTTTTATGTCCATGGCTTTTTCCATTTCTTCATCCCTGGTCAATTTTTCATGGGAAACAATCATTTTTGTATTACCCTGCTTGTCTACGGTATTCTTGGAAGATCTAGCTTCTTCCCTCATTTTAAATATCTGATTATTAATGTGACTATGTAACCATTTATCGACTTCATCGAATATAATCAAAATATTTTCCTCTTCCACATCTACCTTTTTTTCTCTGGAAGCACCCCCATTAATGATACGCTCAATATGTTTTATAATAGTTTCAAAAGGCTCGTTGGATAACTGAACAAAATTACAAATAAATATTCTGTCAAAAATGCCAGTAGATGCAATATAACTGGCAAATGTTGTTTTTCCGGTTCCTGGTTCACCATCAAAATTAATACAGTATGGAATCGTCGGAAACTTCAGAGCTGCATTGACCATAAAATAATTTCTAATCGATCTTTCCAAATGTTCATAATTAGGAGTTGGAAAAGCGTATGATATTTTCATGGGATCCGCTTTTAGAACACCACCCGTAGTATTAGTCGTAACAATTTTGAACATGGTTGTTTTGTCTCCAAAAATAATTTCTTTGTTTTTGTTAATGACATCAAATTCCAAATATCTGGTCGTAGACAAAAGATTAGGTACCACGAATGTAATTTGAGAGGCAGAAATAATAACTTTGATCAAAAAATTTTTTTCCCGATAATAATGAGTGCCAAACCGGGATATGGATATTTTGTGCTGTTCTAAAAATGTTGTGAGTGTGGTCATCGAAATAGGAATGTTATTGTATTTCCATTTTCCTCCGACCAAATTAATTTCATATCTGATTTCCGAATATTTGACTTTTTGCCAGAAATATTTCAGGATATTCAAATCTGTGAACTTGAATTTATCCAAGTATCCCTTAGAATCTTCCAATATCATTTTGACAAAGAGCAATATGAATATGTTTCGTATCATTATCATAAATGATTCGCGTGTACATTTAGTATTCTTATCAAACAACATGTTCACGAAACCTTCAATAATGGCACTGTTAGTTTGTTGCTTCATGAGTTGGTTGTAGTCAGGTCCAACAATGATATTTTTGCCATTATCTTGTTCTTCATTTTTTTGCATGGTTGTCTTGGAATTTCAAATTTGGATATAGTAAGTAAATATATCTTATCATTATAGCTTTTTAAAATATCAATTTTTTTCACAGAAAAATTGCAAAATAAAAACTTATATCCCGACATAAAACCTCGACTAATTATAATAAAGCAATGGGCGATTTTTTCAAAAATATATTTCGGGCTCCCATGGAATTTGGGGCCAAGGTATTCAACAAGGGAGTGGTCGTGGGTGTCACAAGTTTCCTTAATACATATGGTCACAAATTATTTAAATTGGACACGGAGCAAATTATCAAACGCACCGAGTGTCTGAATGACAAAAATATATTTTATTTAAATTCATTGCAGCTGAAACCATTTGAGAAAATTATTGGATCTAATTTATTACTCGTTAAGCGAGGTATTATTAATGATGCTGTGGCATTCATACCGAAATCCATCATGACAGAAATAACTAACATTACTGTTGGAAATATACATTTGGAAATTTCGGTGGAAGAAAATCTTTCAGTTCAGAATTTGGAAAAAACTAGTGAATACGTTAGATCTAGCACGGTCCAAGAAAATCGGGAATTGGCAAATATTTTATCCGAAATTAAAGACATGTTATCTGATTATGTGGAGCATGTGGATATTAAAGTGAATTCGGTTGAAATATTATTAGATAATTCGGTCATCATACTTGCGGAAAATTTAACTTATGTTCGAGGTATTATTGAAATTGGAAAATTAACCGTGTTTCCAAAGGATATATCAACTAATCTAGCAATAATAGAAAATATTACGGCCAATGTACCCGATATGAAAATTTATATTGGTTATGGTCAAATTGATTCCAATATTTCAACAGTGCTTCCGATCATTTATTTGGATGATGGTCCCAGTTCTGTGGAAATGTCAATCCAGGTGGAAAAATTTATTTTCGGCCCAATGGAATTAAATGATGTCTTGGTCGATTTAAAATCTAACTGTATTTGTCTGAGAAATTTCTTACAATTGCACGTCAATACAATACTTTTGTTACAATATGCAGGTGGTCCGGGACCGGCCAAAAATTTGCTCATTTATGATGTGAAATCCAATCACTTACAATGTGATGCCATATTTGATGTTAAAATAAGTGATATTCATTCAACATGTCAGTGTTTTGGTCAAATGCAAGAATTTGTTGCGGTTATCGCCAACAAAATAATATCAAGATCGACTGCAACAACAAAATTACCATCCACACAAATTAACAATTTGACCATTAATTTGTTGTATAATGATGATTTATTTTATATGGTTATGGAAACCATTGTTTTTGATACAAAAATTTTCAATTTCAGTCATGTTCAAATTATTTATGATAAAGTGACAAGTTTTTTTGAAAATATTTTGTTGGATAATGATCATTTAGTTTTGCGTAATGGAATGATCAGAAGTGAAGAATTTTCATTGTCTGCATCAAATGCTGGCTTCTGGTGGCAACCCAACAATTTAAACATGTTGATTAAAAATTCCAAGGCCGTCAATATTGTTCAGGTTATTAATTTCATTACCAAAATAGTTGAAAAAATGACCCGTTGCAACGAACCTGATACCACAAACCAAACCAATCTTTCTGATACCATGGCGAATATTTCCGCATGTGAACTGGAAGATACTGCAGAATATATTGTTAATTTAAAATTAGAAACGGCTGATATTTTATTTCCTTATAAGGAAAATCATCTCAATGCCATTATTCGAAATGCCTTGGTCAACATCACCAAAAAAATGATAAAGGATTTACAATCGGAAATTTTAATGAACGGTTATCTTATTTTGCGTATCATTTCTAGCATGATGTCAGATAAAGAAATAATTGTGGAAAAAATGGATACTTATCTCGATCCAATTATTTTTGACAAACTAAATTATTTATTTGGTACTTTAATACCTGAATCTCCGACTGAGGAAGAAGATGATATTATTACTACAGAGGGATTAAAAATGCTGCAAGATGCTTTGTCCAAAAGTATTGTTTCCGACAGTGTGGAAAACTTGGAAACATTAATTACTCAAAAAATGAATCAAATACAAACAAATCATACTATTCAAAGTACCGGTCGAATAACTTTGCTTGATACTCCTAGTATTAAAATCTTAACTAAAACCATATCCAATCTCCGTTCGGCACTCATTGAAAATTATGAAATAGAAGAAACTAATCCCAAAGGATTACAATTTGTCTTGGTGATCAAACTATGGAAATGTTATTTTTATGACAAGTTAACTCTATACAATGTTCCAAGTACAATAACTCCATTTTTGTGCGCTGTTATTCAGAATTTACAATTGAAAAAACAAACTGAAAACGTTCCTGAGAAAAAAGAATCTGCGCCCATTGCCATATACGAGAAAGGATATCAAAAAAAAATTTTCAAGGATGATTATCACCTAATCATAACAAAAGGTAGTCTATTTGATTTGGAAACAGATGATAAACAGTGGACGCATTTTATTAAATTTTTACCAAATATGCTTAACGTCACCGTTTCCGTCTCGGGAGATATGGTCAGTATTGATATTTTTGTGGGACAAATTGTAACTCACATTCGGGAAGAAGTCTTGTTAAGATTATTGGCATTCATTTCGAATTCTCATCGTTTTCCTCGCAGTTCTAGGCCTCTTTACTTGGAAAAATTCTACATCAACGAAATTAATTTAAGTCTCAATTATAAACCCATGATCCTGAAACAAATATCCATGGACTATGACGGACTAACATTGGATGATTTCAAAATTAAATTATCATCCCAACATTTAACACATT